ACTAACATCAGGAACTCTAACCCCTAAAGAAATCTCTGGCCTAATTGCCATGATTGACCTCCAGCATTCCGTAATTGACAACCATAAAGCCATCTCTGATTGATACTGCCTCTGGTCTGGTAATCTGAATTTCGTCAGCCATCACACCAAAACTACACCCAACCAATCCAAATAATTTACCAGCCAATTCATTCCAGTCCCATGAATAAGTTTTATGACCATTCTCTGTTCCGGTTGATTTGATATTTTCCTTCAGGCGCTTATCAGAAAAAATAGCGGCGGCTGTTCCAGCGAGACTTAATAAATTCTGAGACCCTTGCTGCATTGCATTAGCAGCACCAACACCACCAGCCGCCTGAGCAGCACCTATATCAGTCAATAAATTACCAACATTGGCAGACTCGCCGATAGCGACATTGGCCTGAGAGGTAGTTATACCAGTACCTAGATTTAATAATTGATTAATAGATTGCTTCTGTTTATCAATTAAAGGTTGAGCGGAAAGCAGTACGTTTTTGCTCAATTGCTGGAGTGTATCGCCCGCACTTAATCGCCCCCTGGCCGCTGCAAGCTGCTGTGTTTCTGTGTTAGCACTTTCAAGCGCCATCTGAAATAATGGATTTTCTTGTAAGAAATCAAACTGTGCTTGCGGGTCGGTGAGAAAACCAGCCTGCTCAAGCCCAGCCTCAGCAACCCCTGCAAATGGAGCGAAAAACTCCTGAGCACGTTCACGCGCCTGCCTCTCAAACCCTATAGCCTCTCGCCCTGACTGAGCTTGAATCTCTGCCGCTGATATTGCAGCCTCGGCACCGGCTCTGCCGCCAAGCCCAGAAGGATCTAGAAGGTCGATGTCACCAAATTCTTCAGTAATAAACCCCATTTTTTAGCCTCACGATAATTACATTGTGATTCTCACCGTTTTTGGCGTAACCATCAATGATTCTCCCTGTTTCAAAAAAACCAACTGCCTTTGAAAATCTCAGGACATTTGGATAACAAACAGGAATTTCGGCATAAACAATGGCGTTCTTGGCTTTCCCGAAATTCAAAGCCATTCGCGCAAACTTTTTGGCACACTCCTTTCTGTATTCTGGCAAAACCTGGATGTGACATTTAACTTTATCGTCAACATCATGGTAGATCATTAGCCCAATAATAGCACCATCCACAAATCCTGCTACATACTGTATTTTAGAGCTAATTGGCGGCTCAAACTCATCGGCAGGCATTGATTCATCACAACTGATACAGCCATATATTTCTGGATGACATAACACTGATTTAATAATATTGGCGTCATTAGTCTCATGGATAATCATATCGCAATAACTAGGATGCTAATGTGCCCGACATATTAGAATTTACGTCTGCTCCAGCATCTTGGCTTGCTTGAACTGTCATTCCAACCTCTAATACTTCTCCCTGTATTTCAAGGCAATTCCATGATTTAAGTGGCGGAATTGTTTTAACAACTAAAGTATTTCCATCATCCGCAGTCCCGCCTGCTTCGACTACATTGACCGTTACCTCTCTTGCAGTGGTCGAATTAGAATTATAAAACGACAACTTTCTGATAACCGCCTGAGATGAAGATGATATCGTTTCATTTAGTGCTTCCGCCGCAGTAGATAGCTGATTATTTACACTAAAATTTGATGGTGTTCTTGCCATAGCTTATTCCTCGTAAATTACGCCTGTTGCTACTGCGGTGAGTGAAATGAGTCCAGATATATCATCTGCTGCTGATATTCTAATTATATCCTTTTGAGCAGAATCAAGGATTATTGGTTCAGAAAACTCTCTTAATATTGTTATCGAAGTATTTATACCATCTGACATTATATTGATAATCTCAGCCCCCGCGATAACAGCATCACCAACATTATGGATAACGGCTCTGCCTGCCGGTGTATTTCCTTTGAATCGAGTAAATATAAGCCCAACCGGAAGTGATGTGACACCCAATAACTTGTTATATGACAAATTTGGCATAGTAGCGTCAGCTAATGTTCCCGCATAAGCATCGACCAATGTATATCTGAATTTATGAACAAGAAATCTCTTGCCTGTTGGTGGAGTAATATCAAACGCTGCTGGATCGCCTAATTCTTCAAACTGAAGATCATCGAGATAGTAGTCAGGTGGTGGGCCGCCGCCTATATCAATGGTTTGAACACGAACAGCGTCTACAGTTGCTCCTGAAAAATTAAAATCTGACAGAGGAATGGCAAATTTCTGCCAAGAATTAAAAGTAAAATTATCAACATAATCAGCGAGATTAAGCTGGTCGCCATTCTGCATTGCTGTTCCAGTATCCCACCCGTAGATTTTTACCTCTTTCGTTCCAATAGCAGACCAGGCAGTAATATAAATCCATCCAGTTAATGCAACGTAGTTCGCCAGGGTAAGATCACTGCCCTTTGCAAATTGGGCGATACTCGCATTAACTGTACTTGTCGCATCTACGCTTTGAACTCCAGAATGAGCCTGCGCTGCACTATTAAACGTCCATGTTCCGCTGATAGCTGAGGCTGTCCATAGAACAGAATCCTCACCATCGTGTATTTGATCTGGCGTTCCTGATTGAGAAAAATCCTGTGCTATTTGATTTCCGTAGGTATCATTCAATGCGGGTATATTTAACGGTTCATACTCGATAAGCGGGCGAGTATAAGTAATAAGCCCAACATCACCATTCTTTCGATGAAGGTGGGCTTTATTTTTACTTCCTTTCCCGTCTCCAAGGAGATACTTGAACATTAACTAGCGCCTATATCCTCGTAATGGAAATGAATATCCACCTCACCGATTCCGCTTGTACCAGCATCATATTCGATAGCAATAGCATCACCTGGTCCAAGGATAACGGTTCCGTCAAAATTTTCTTCATTGGTATCATTGGCCGGACTTCTGCGAGTTGTAAATTCACCGGCTTCCGTTAAGCCAGTGATCGCCGTATCTCCAGCCATAGCCTCTGCTGCGGCAGCAATATTTTTTGACTTATTGGTAGGGATTGGAGTTACACTTTCTCCTGCTGCAGCGGTTCCAGTAACAAAAAATCCTTTCCATAAAACAGATTGGACGCCACCGAAAGAAATATCACCGATAAACATATTCCGAGTTTCCGAGGTATTCTTTAAATAAGCAACGTGTTCACCGGCTGCTGCCGTAAAGTGATAAATTGCTGAATAAGATAGTCCATCATCTCGCCCTGCATACATTGGCCTGGGTGCTGTTTTTGCCGATACATTACCGCGCTGGGTAACAGATACCGACATATCACCATTTTTGCCTTTACCATCTTCAATCTTCATTTTTCAGCCTCCAAGTCATCTTCTGTAATTACTTCATCATGCCCAAGGGCGTTATAAGCATTTGATATTTGTAGCTCAATTAAGATACGTTTTAATAATTCTTCAACCTTTCCTTCATGGTCTAAATCATCAAGTTGTAAGCTCATCTCATATACCAAGCGCCAAGATCGGCGAAGTAGTGATAATTTATAGTCGTGTTTTTCCTGTAACTGATTGTAGTAGATTCACCATTGATTAACACTCCGTTACCATCAACCGTTACCTCGCTACCATTTGCATTTAATACTGTCACCACATCATCCCTATCTGGGTATTGAGGTAGTTTTATCGTCGCCTGCTCAGTCACAGCTATAAAATCAAAGGCTATCGCATCAGTATTTGTATTAACTGATATTGATCTAAATTCATGGCGAGGAATAACCGTCTGTTCTGTATAGTTTTCTTCCTCTAATTCTGATACCTGGGCGCCGGTTTCTTCACCAAATCCTTCGCTATCACCATCCTCAGTACCACCATATATGCTTTCAGAATAATCAAGTGACGATTCTACATCTGAAATTATATCAACTGGCCCGCCAGTTCGTTGCCACAATTGGAATAATATTTGTCTCCACTGTTCAAAAAAAGAACGGGTTTCAGGATCATTAAAGAATTTATCCGGAATTCTTACCGCTGGCGGTGGATTAACCTTGACGCTCATCGGCCAGCCAATTTCAGATCAATAGCACCAGAATAAATATTGTATGCAACGGGATCAGATGTGGTGATTCTGATAATCATGTCGTAAAAGCTTTTCATGCTGAACCATTCAGCTCTGATATTAGTTTCGCCTTGCCTGCCAATTCTCATCCAGGTGCCTGTATCCCAACTCTTGCCACCATCATACGAAGCCTCGATCATTATCAGCGGGTCTTCACCCTGGCCAGTAATCAGACCAACGCCCATCTCCATAATTAACTCAAAGCGACTCATCTGCACACGCTTTCCTTTCTGGCCTAGCGTATCGCCATTAATGGAACCAAGCACTCTGCGCCTGCGCCAAGTTGTGCCTGCTAGGTCGTATGTATCGAAATCTAATTCAAATAATCGGCCATCTTCTGCATCACCAACTAATACTTTATTGTAAACCTCAAGCGCTGAACCAGCGTTATATCGGCCATTTGTCACGCCGTCAGAGAGCTCGAACCACCCATTCAACCCCAATTCTTCGTTCAAACAAAATGTTTTATCGGCGCTGGGAAAGGTGATCATATAAATCGTTTTGTTATCAATCGTGAATACCTCACCAAAGGCATCGGAGGCATCTGTATATCCTTGGATAGTTCCAGAGATTGCCGCGGTGCTCATTACATCTTCCTGGCCACCACGTGCTCTGTAGACCTGCAAATCGGAACCTAGCCAATAAACATAATTCTTGGAGTTTGCTACTGAATGAGTGGCGCCCAGGCCAATATTGATTATCTGGCCTTCAATGCGATCAAATGGTGGAGTGCCAACACCGGAGTTATACCAATTTTCTACTGATCGCGTTCCGAATCGATATAGAACCTGGTCGAAAGTGTAATCTCTGACTAAATCATCCGGATTACTTTCTGCGCCTACCGCATTCAGGCTTGTGGCACTTGATCCATCACCAACATCACTGAAAACTGTTAGTAAGGGGAAAGTATAGGCAAATTGATTATTGATAAAAGCTACTGATTTGGCACCCACAATATCTGGATCGGTCACTGTGGTAACAAGATTTGTCACGCTGCTATATTTGCTGACAATACCGCCTGAGACAATAAACATATTGATCCCATCGTCTGCAAAAATACATCTATCTGTGCCTGGTA